GGGGGGGGAGCGGCTTATATAGTGAGATCTTTCGCTTCCGTCCCTCCGAAAATATACAGGCAGAGAGTGGCTCTGAGATGTAAAACACCTGTAAAGTGTCGAACGTCTTTGGTGCCATGCAAAACCTGCATAGATGATGAGAAGGATACCGCGAGGTCTTACGGAGCGTCTGATTAACCGTCGAGAAAAGAAACTCGGCTTTCGTAACTGATTGTGGGTGCCATGGCAGTGGAATTGCAGTAAGCAATCATGTGAAGACTGTTATCCGAAATATCGGAAACACTGGGCCCAGCCGAAGATTTGAACCACACGGGTAGGTTCAGCTTCATGTAGCAACTGAATTCTTTTGAAGTACCCCCTTGTTCGATGTTGGTGCCGTCGTAAGTCGACGTGGGGATATCGAGGTGAAGTTTCCAAGTCTTCAAAACTTTAAATCGAGTAAGAAATAAAGTGTCTCTCATCGGCATTGGCGCTAAGAGCGCGTTGGCGCTTAAATTTGTAAAAACATCCTCGCTATTAAGTTGTGCACCGTTTGTTTGTTTGTCGAGAACAAGTGCGATAAAAACAACTGGTGCCACGTCATTGGCTGTTTGGTCGGCTTGTATGGCGCAATTCACTAATCCTTTGATTTGGATAGATTTTAGCCAAATCTTGGAGCCGATACGGTTTGATTGTTGTGCGCCTTGAATATTTGCGTTTAGGCAGTTAACAGTAGGGTCAACTTCGCCACCGGCAGCGTCAGTAGGTGCTACTATAGCTGTTGCTGCCGTGTAGAGGTCAATGTTCTTGTATTCGCGTTGGGAGCCACGGGCTGCAGTGTTAGTAAAACGGAAAGCGCGACGCCCGGCAGCAGCTTTTCTGGCTGCATAAGTACCTCGTCTGCGCTTGAAGCTGCGACGGCGACCAGCGTAAGCTGTACGTGCTCTTTTTGCCATTATATTCTTAACAGGATGCTAAAAAGTAACTTGTTATGCTCCTCGACTAAATGTACTCTCTTAAACGTCTGTATGATATAATTTGGGGAGCCTAGCACAGGGAGTTTATAAAATCTCGCGTTGAGCAGCGCCAAGGGCGCTGCGCTCTGGTGAGACACAAACTTGTAGAAATGTCGGACTCAAGGTCTCTGTGTCGACCGCTGTTAAGACCCAACCGGTTTTTTTTTCCTGGTAAGGAAATGAGTCAATGACGTGTCAGAAATAAGACGACATGCAGAGACACTGAAGTCCGGGCTAGTATTACCCCGGACTTCTGTGTTTGTGTCTCATAGGACTGAACACTTATTGTGAATCACAGTACCCACGGGAGGCCGAAGGCCGACCATGCCCGAGCGCCGAAGGCGCGAGGGCCCGCTTGGAACCGGTCTAACAAAAAAGAGTGACCGGTAATGATAGTAGAGGGAAAAGTGGGAATGGAAGTTCCATGGTAAATGGAAGTTTCGTCACGACGGATGGGACCGATAGACAGAACTTTGACTTTTCCTAGACGTCACTTTTGGGACAGTTGGAACAACCCGATGAAAAGCCACGTGTCCCATACAAAAGTGGACTACCTGGTCAAAAAAATAAAAATAAAAAAAAAATTAATTCACAAAAAATTGTGTATACAAAAAATTTTTTGGTAAATTTTGCATCTGAATATTTTTTAAGTATCGACAAAAAATATTTTAAGAACTCAAAATTTAAAATGAGTGCGACGATTACGGTAGATAAGAGGAGTAGAAATTGGGTGTTTACTATTAATAACCCACAAGAGTTCGAAAGCCCAAGTAATTGGTTGAGGTATAAGTATTTGGTATATCAAAAAGAAAAAGGAGAAAATGGCACAGTGCATTTGCAAGGATATGTGTCGTACACTAATGCAAGAACTTTTGCCCAGATGCAGGTTGTTAATGCCAGGGCCCACTGGGAGCCGAGGAAGGGTAGTCACGAGGAAGCCAAAAAGTACTGCACGAAGGAGGCGACCCGTATTGAGGGGCCCTGGGAGTTTGGAGAAGAACCATGTGGTCAAGGTACTAGGAGTGACCTTGTGGCACTCAAGGAAGCGTTGGACGATGGTAAGAGTCTCAAAGAAATCGCGCAGGAAGGCACGACGTTTGGCGCGTTCATTAGGTACTCTCGAGCGATCAAGGAATACAAATTGTTATTGTCCGCGCGTCAGCGTAACTGGGAAACGGAGGTCGTGGTATATTGGGGACCCCCCGGTGTTGGAAAAAGTCGACGAGCTTTATACGAGGGAGGAACTGACTCGTACTGGTTGTCGAAGCCCAACAGCGACACGGGGGGATTGTGGTTCGACGCTTATGACGGACAAGAAGTGGTTGTCATCGACGAATTCTATGGATGGATCCAGCGAGACGTCATGTGCCGCCTCTGCGACAGATACCCGTACAACGTGCAAACGAAAGGAGGAGCTGTCGGATTCTTGGCTAAAAAAATAATAATAACGTCAAATCATGACCCTGACACTTGGTGGAGAAAAATAGGTCTTGGGCCTATGGCTAGACGTTTGAAAAATGTGGTTTGGATGCAACATGCTTGGATACCCCCCGAGGAGAGAACGGTATCCGTTGATGGAGTTGAGTTTGATAATGTTGATGCTTTAATGCGTGAAGCTAGAAGAGCTTACGATGCTTCTGTGTCGACTCCTTGGCTCGACAGTGCTCTCTCTTTTGTAGTGAATCCCCCATCTGCAGCAAGCCCTGTAAGACATGCTGGTTCGAAGGAGAATCCCGTCGAATTCGAGAGCGAAAGCGAGAGCGAGGGGTCGTACGAAGAACCGATAGCCGTGTCCTCTTCTCCCCCTCGCGTATCTGGGGGGGGAGCGGCTTATATAGTGAGATCTTTCGCTTCCGTCCCTCCGAAAATATACAGGCAGAGAGTGGCTCTGAGATGTAAAACACCTGTAAAGTGTCGAACGTCTTTGGTGCCATGCA